CGGGCCTAAAGCCCGCAACTGATTGGGCCCCGTCGATAAGCCCAAGGTTCGTGGTGAACCCCAGCCCGGGATCTAGCACACATTGACTACGGTCAAGTGCCGGACGTCCCCAGGGTCCACAGGGGGAGGATTGGTAACCCTCCGGAACTGTGTACCTGGCTCCACTAACGGGTGAAGATACCCGCTCTGGACTGTACTCGCCGACTTTGGGCATAGCAAACAGCCATCCCCACCGAGGTAGGGCTAGCACCCCGCCCCTTGGTGAGTCCGCAATACAGTCTAACCATACCATTACGAAATTATAAAGCTATGAACTTATACAATTCGCAATGGCTGTTATGGTTGAATGGCGTTGCATTAAAGCTGTTCGTATCACTGCTAGGCTTTCTCACACTTTGTGTGGGGAGCCTCGCGCTGATATTTACAGTGTTTTATTACTCATTCGCAGTCGTGGGTGATTGCCTAACCCTCTTCGCTGAAGGGGCTTGGGATGTCACCGTAGCCGGAAAGGTTCGAGCTAAAGGCCTCTTTAAAGAGATCTCTAAGTTCAAACCTAAGGCTACAAACATGCGGTGGATGAGTATCGGAGAAATCCGACCTTTAATGCTCCGCTTAGTCCGTATTTTAGGAGCTCAACCAGCATTGTGGATGGTCTTAGGGGATAGACTGGTCCGCCTTTGGCAGCTTAGTGGAACACGTTTCACTATTGCATACTTAAAGGAGGCCCGTCTAGCCCTTATGGCCTGGGCGAACAGCCGAGCCTATACTCCTAACCCAGGGGTTAAGATTCGGTTGTCGCGATCTGGTATTCCTCGGATTATCCCTGCCGGGCTTCGCCCGGTGTCCCTCGCAACATTGCGAGAGCGCGTGATATTCCGAGGGTTACATACCGTTTTCAACCTATACAGGGTCATGGACTGGAAGGGTGCGAAGCCGGATTTCTCCTCGATTACGCAACCGTTTTCGGGGGTCTCCGCTACACTCTTCGATGAGGAGATTCGCGCCGTTTTGAAGTTATTTACCCTACCACAATTCCAACTTGGATATGTGGTACCCTGGGTAAATATTTCAAGTGGGCCTAATCACCCCTGGTCCCTCTGGGGTAGCGCGAAAGACATTCTGGGGTATTCACTCAATCCTCTCCTTCTAGGAGTTTATTGTGTGTATACCTGGGTAAGTGGTCAACGCTTACTCGCCATTTGGCTAGTCTTCGTATCGCACCTCCTGATGCCCTTCGCAATCTACCTTCGGGTTCGAGGAATGCGCTTCCCGCTAGGCCGATTATCGGTCCTAGCTAAGGATGGAGGCGGAAAGCGTCGAATTGTAGGGGTGGTAGACTATTGGTCCCAGTGGGCCCTTAAGTCTCTTCACCTCTACTTATTCGATGTTCTCCGACGTATCCCACAGGACGGCACTTTCGATCAGATGGCACCCATTGGCCCTCTGCTCGATTATGCCCGTCTGGGGTACCCCTCATACAGCTTTGATCTATCGAACGCGACAGATCGTCTGCCGGTTGCTCTTCAAGAGCAAATCCTGCGTCTCCTAACGGGGCACAGGGTGTTAGCGTGATCTTGGAGGTTATTAATAACCTACCGAGACTACACTAACCCTGACTGCGGCCGGATCCGGTACGCAGTTGGGCAACCGATAGGCGCACTTTCTTCCTGGGCCATGTTAGCTGTCGCTCACCACATTGTGGTTCAAGTGGCGGCGTACCGCTCGGGTTGGAAGGGATGGTTCCCGTTGTATGCCCTCTTAGGGGATGACATTGTCATCCTGACTAAGAGTGTAGCCGACGAGTATGTGTCCATTATGCGATACTTAGGGGTTCCTATTAACCAAGGTAAATCAATTATCTCGGATAAAGGGCTCATTGAGTTCGCAAAACGGGTAGTCTCCGCCCATTATGGGGAGCTATCAGGGATTTCCGGCCGTGAGCTATTACGGTTTACTCGGAGTCCTGGCCACGCCATCGATCTGTTTTCACATTTGATGGATCTTGGTTTTATCGTCTTTCCCAATCAGGGGTTAGAGTTGGGTCGTCGACTGGTAGCGAGCTTACGCTCTGTACCAGTATCGATGATCCTTGCGAGCGCTTATATGCGCAGCCGGTTATCAGGAGCATGTTGTATTCCGTCCAGCCAATGGCCAGATGAGTGGTTTCATGTGCTCCATGGATTTGAAATCGATCGCTCCGCGGTAGCTACCGCGGAAAACGCGCTGTACAGCGATAAAGCTGTGCAGGCGGCGGAAGATTTCTACGGCCGCGCACTTCAAGCAACGAAAACGTTTCTACTAACGTGGATACGTTATCCGTTGTTTAAAGGGGCACTCGGTGGGTTACTCTCTATCCCACTGTTGCTCATCTCCCCGGCCTTCTGGGCCCAGCTCTATGTACTCTGTGACGCCGTTGTCTACGGAAGCATCGAATGTTTTAACATCCGGTCACAAGTGGCCGCTGATGCTAACGTAGACGACGAAGGTTACGATTATATGGTGGCCAATGGCCTCATAATCTTCGTCGAAGAGGTACCCATACCACTTCTCTTGGTAGAGCCAAAGGCTCTGCCTGAGTTGGAGTATGAGTTACCTCGACGGTTAACGGCAAGGATCTCGGTGAAGGAGATAGGCATTATAGTAAAGCTCTCGCGTGGAAAGGCGCAAGACTTTGCTGATGCTATATCTCCTCCTCCGCCGACCCCCCACAGTGTTGTTCGAGCTCTCCCCCCTCCTCACAAGCCCTAGCAAGCTTGCCGAGATGTAAGGAAGGGGAGGGGGCGGTGCCTCTGGCACCAAGGTACGG